CTTCAATTTGTGTATTATATTCTATCTTTAGAAACGTAAAGATAGAATCCGTTTTATTAATCTTCAAATGAACATTTGAAAATCCACTTGTTATTAATTGTAAAATTTCATTTTCGGCTTTAGAAACGGGAATTTCGATAGATTCCCATTCAGACTTGGATAGTTTTCTTTGTTTAAGATCCATTGTTATAATATATACGTATTTCTTTAAGTTATTTTAATAATTCAATTTTATTTTCAAAGGTGGATCCAAATAATTAATTATAATGTAAAACGAATCCCTAAAAATAGCATTATATTGATTTAAGGAATTAAATGTTCCTCTATTAAAAAATTGAATTATTAAAAAAACAAGATAAAAGTGTCTATATACATTACTATACTATGTCAAACTACAAGATTATCTCAATTGAAGGAAATATTGGTTCTGGTAAATCAACGCTTTTAGAAAATTTAAGAAAGTATTATAATGACAATACACGTGTAATCTTTCTAAAAGAACCTGTTGATGATTGGGAGAAAATTAAGGATAATCAAGGAAATACTATGTTGAAAAAGTTTTATGCTGACCAAGAGAAGTATTCGTTTGCGTTTCAGATGATGGCGTATATATCACGATTGACTATTTTGAGAGATACTATTAAAGAAATTAAAGAAAAAAATCAACCGTCTTATATTTCGGATGAACTTGCCGAGTTTTTTGAGAGGCATTTTGGTTCGGAAATGGAACGATATACGGTGAATCAAAAAATCATCAAATATATACAAAAATATGGCCTTCAAGATAAGGAAAATGGTCGAAAAATTAATCCTGATGCCGAACTACAGACTCTTTTGAAGATTAAAAATACAGATGAGCTATCATATTTCAACCTCCAGCGTTATTTAACTCCTCACTTTTCGAAGTCAGAGAAACAGGACCCGGAGTTACCTCAATATATAATAATTACAGAACGTAGTTTATATACAGATAAACAAGTATTTGCAAAGATGCTTCACGATCAAGGAAAAATAGAAGATGTTTGTTATCAAATTTATTTAAAATGGTTTGAAGAATTCGCAAAGGATTTCCCTATTAATTATTCGGTATATGTAAAAACAGATCCGACAAATTGTTATAATAGAATTCATAAAAGATCAAGAGATGGGGAAGAGGTTATACCGTTGGCTTATTTACAAGACTGTCATACTTATCACGAAGAATTTCTTAATGGAAATGGAAATGGAAATGAAAATACTAAACCTTTAGTTTTGGATGGAAATGTAGATATTTATGAAAACAAAAATATTATGGATAATTGGTTAAACAAAATTAATGAATTTGTTTTATAAATTATGTTCCTTTTTAATTTATTTATTTTTAATTTATTTATTTTTTTGATTTAAAAATATAAATATAATTTATTTAATGGATAACAAAATTAATAATGAATTTATTACTAATATAGTTGTAGAATGCCCTCATTGTAAAGATCAAGTTCTAATCGAAAAACTAAATTGTTGTATTTTTCGCCACGGATCATTCAAACGCTCTGGAAACCAAATTGGACCACACACAGAAAAACAGTTGTGTGATTTATATATAAAAAACGATTTAATATTTGGTTGTGGTAAACCATTTCAAGTAATTATAAATTTTAATTCTAAAAACGAAGATGACAAATTTATGGCTATAATATGCGATTATATATAAAAATTTATTATTATTCAGCATATCCGCATAATTTTCTACCTAGTTCATTTATTTCTGGAGCACAAATGTCGACTACTTGTTTTACTTCAGCTCCGTAAGTTCTAGGCATTTTTGGAAATAATTTTATCTTACAAGGCCAATGTGAAGTCATTCTCATTTCTTCAAAAGCCTTTATTTTCTTTTTTAACTCTTTATTGTTTGATAAAATTCTCGGCATATAACACAAATACGCAACACATCTAAAGTTCGCGGTTTCTCTGCCTTTTCTTGGCTCAACTCCACAATGAATTGTGCGACTATCCCAAAATACCATAGACCCTTTTGGACATTTAATATATTTTTCAGTGCATCCTCTATCTTTATAAAATAACATTTGTTCTTCGGTTTCCAATTTATACCAATTATCTTTATCTGTAATTCCAAAATGTTCAGCAAATTCTTTATGAAAATTATTACTTTTTTCATAAAATGCCAATGTAGCATCATTATCATTAACATCAAATGCTGTCACCCAACTTTGAACACATGTGAAATCATTATTTAAATAACTTTGATCACAATGAAACCAAGTTTTTCTATGCCAACCTACTTTTGTCACTTCTGATGGCATATGAAATGATGCCGCATCAAAACTTACCAATAATTCTTCTGGTTCGCAATTCCATAATTTTGCAAATATATCAACGCATTTTGGATTTTGTCTAACATCCCAAATAAATTGGGCGTGTCCTAAACTATATTGTTGAATAAGCATTGAATGTTTAGGAAATAAATCTCTAATATTTCTCCATGAATCAGGATTATCGCGTGTAATTTGGGTGTCCCAAAGTTGTGTCCAATTTTCTAATGTATCCCACATACCATTTGACATTGCGTTACAATCTTCTTCATTCAAAACACTGGGAATAATTGCAACTCCATATTCATCAATAGTTTCCTTTAATTTTTCAGGAGTAGTAATATATTTTTCGTATTCGTATACAGCACTCATTTTTGTTTTATATGAATTTATTTATTTTATTTAATTAATTCAATTTTTTTAAAATTTGAAATCAATAACCACTGGATAATGATCCGAATCCCATTTACCACAATATTCTTTATAATCATGATAAATAAAAGCATCTACTATTTTTTCATCTATGTTAGAAGTAACTAGAATGTGGTCTATCATTGACAAGTCGTTTTGTGAGCTTGTATTACAGTTATTATCAGAATCCCACCAATCACTATATCTGTCCGATTGTTCCATTCTATAAGCAATATTTGTTAAAAGATATGTTCCTTTTTTTTGGCCATCTAATCCCTTCATTATATTTAAAACTCTAGATGTTGGTTTATTAGAATTTAAATCAACTAATTCAGCATCATAATCATTCATATCACCAAGTAAGATAATTTCGTATCCTTTTACAATATATGAACTAACAATATTTTGTAACACTTGGGCTTGAGCTTCTCTTTGAACACAACGTGATGGGTCCGTTGGTATTGCTAATAAATGCGCACCAATTAATGCTACCTTCATATAAGATAGTTGAAACTCAGTAATGTAATGTTTGGATACACCAGATTTTCCCGATACGCTTGTTTTACCACAGCTAGTTCCAGAAATAGGATATGCTATTTTCTCTTCGCTACGATATAAACTAACAAGTGGATCAATGCGCGTTAACATCCCTACATTTTGCCCAGTTGATGTGTCTGTTCCTATCTTTAAATATGGGGTATATCCAGAATCTAATTGTTCCTTTAACATATTTAATTCGTCACAGCCTTCGACTTCGCATAAATTAATAATATCTGGTTCTAAAAAATTTATTGTATCAGCTACATATGATAAATGATTTTGGGAATCAGAAACGGTATTCCAACTACATCCATTGCCTGGACAATTTGAACTAGAACAATAATCGATAAATAACCATTCGACATTATATTGAACTAAGCGTAAAAACGTTTTGTCTGTTCTTCTATCACCGAATGATGAAACTATAGCACATTCAGTATCTCCTTTAACAAATGTGTTTATAAACGAAGATAAATATACTAAATATAATAAATATTTCATTATATTATATAAACAGGTATATTTATATAATAATTTATTATGCTATTTTGACTTATTATGCTATTTTGACTTATTATGCTATTTTGACTTATTATGATATTTTGACTTATTATGCTATTTTGACTTATGGCGTTGATTTTCATTGTACTACGTTTGTTAAAAGATATAATTATTAATAAAATATGATTAATAAAATCCATTTGCTAAATTAAATCCCGAAAATTTAATTAATCCAGCAAGCGATGGATGAGTTTCAACCGCCTTGATTAAATCAAGTTCTTCTTGCGTTAATTCGATATTAGTTAGTTCTTGTTCCATTGAAATAATTTTGTTATAATATTCTGGGTTTGCTATAATGGGTTGAATTTGTATTGTTTTTAATATTTTATTATATTCTAATGTTAATGCCTTACAATCATTTTCACTTTTTTTATCACACAGTCCAGCCGATATATCAAGAATTTCTTCGAGTCTAATTTTTAATTCTTCTAATTGTTCTTTTTTTATTGGAATAAACAAATTATCTTCTTGATTTTGATGTTTAATTTTATTTGCGTAAGTAAAAACATCTTGATATTCAAACATAGTTGGCTCCTTTTCTCTAGTTATTTGTTTATTATTATAATCATATTCTATTGTATCTAATGCGCACGCATAATAATTTGCAATTGGTCTCGTTGTAAAACGTTTATCTAAATTGGCTGTATCTATTATAATTAATTTATATCCATCTATACCATCTTTTCCCATTTGTATATATTTTAACATATATTTAATACTAGAACAAATAGGTAAAATATCATTATATAAATCTAATGGTTTTGTTAAATATATTTCATATCGAGCTGAATACCAATTACCATGAACCATTGTTATTTAATAATATTAAAATGGCTTTAATTCAAAAATTATATATAATTAAATAATTTAAAAAAATTGATTTAAATATATTAAATACATACTAGATAATACATAATAAATATAATGGAAAAACAAAATACATATACAAAAAATAACAATATTAATTTAAATCAAGTACATCCAATATGCGAATATTCGTTATATTTTGATGGTTGTAGTAAAGGGAATCCTGGTCCTTCTGGGATCGGCGCTGTTATTTACAAAAACGGTGATGAAATATCTGCTTCTTGTGAAAATATTGGAAACAGAACTAATAACGAATCAGAATATTGCGCATTAATTATAGGCCTGGAAGAAGCTTTAAAATTAGACATAACATCATTATGTGTTTATGGAGATAGTTTGTTAGTTATTAACCAAGCTAATAAGATTTATAAAGTAAAAAATGAAACATTATTGATATTATATGAAAAATTTAGAGCCTTGAAATGTAAGTTTAAATATATAACATTTACGCATATTTATCGAACGCATAATAAACGAGCAGATCAATTAGCAAATATGGGATTAATTAAAAATATAGAAGAAAAAGAAGAAGAAAAAGAAGAAGAAAAAGAAGAAGAAGAAAAAGATGATTTTGTCCAAGTATTAGACGTTGATTGGAAAGAAGAATCTTTAAAAAAAAAGAATAGTAATATTAATCAACTTAAAATTAATACATTCTTTCCTAAGATTAATCAACCTCAGATCAATCAACCCAAAATTAATTCATTCTTTCCTAAGATTAATCTACATATTTAATTTTAATAATTAAATCTAATATTCAAGTAAAGCAATATTTAATAACTGATTCGGTTTATATTTTAACAAATCTAATTCTTTTTTAGTTGTTGGAAATAAATCTTTATCGTAAATGTCTTGTAATAACAACCATTCAAACATTCCGCCTGTATATACAAAAATATTATAAAACCCCAATGTTAATAACTGTTGATATTTTTTTTGAACACTATCATCATTACAATTTTTTCCATAAACTATAATTCTAATGCTTTTATTTTCCTTTAAATACTTATTAATAAGTATTTCTTCTTCTTCAGCAACCGTTGTGTTGACAATTAAACATTTTTGGTCAGACGGAGATAGCGTGTTGATTATTAAATATATTTCAGGATTTTTTGTAACAGTTTGCATATCTTCGTAATTTATTTTTTTCATTGATTGAGTATTACCCATATTTATCTATAACACTAAATTTTTAATTACATATCAACTTATAGTTTATTTTATTACTATATTACAAGTTTACTAATTTAGAAAAATCTCCATTGTAATAATGAAACCATAGAAAACTTGTTAGTCCAATAATAACATCAACTAACAAATATATCCAGGCGCTATTATTTTTATTAATTGCGTTATAAGCGAATAAAAGGTATAATAATCCGTGAACTGGTCTCAAATCATTCCACCAAATTTTATCACCAAAAACTTCTGCGCCAGTCTTTCTTGATCCAGTCAAAAATAAATAAATAAATCCAATAGCAGGTAAAAGCGCTAAATATCCCATATACGTTAAATAAGTTGTATTCGCATTTTTTGCCAAGTATACAAATAAAGATCTAGTACCTATACAACCTATCAAAAATAATAGAAATCGTTTTTGTATTGTATTCATTTATAGAATAAATAAATATAATATTTTCAACCTTTCAAAAAGGTTGATCCAAACTTTATACCAGTTTTCACACTTGAATAAAAACAATTTAAAATATCAAAAAAACAATATCACACTTTTCCTAAAAATAATACGGTGTTTATTTCTCTTAATACATTAGATAAATCAAACGAACTTTCGTTTGGATTATATCGTATAAATCTATTTCCAAGCGAGGTTATATAATATTCGCGTATTTTTTCTTGAGTAGGGTTTCTATCAATATGGTTATTTTCATCACATTCAATAACTAACTTATAGTCAATC